CACGGTTGATCAGAACAGCTAGAGCAGCGTGTTCGTCACCAACGAATGTAGCAGTACCAGAAACGGTAGCTTGGTTGTATGTGAACTCAGTAGCAGCCAAAGTGCGCAGAGACAACAGGATCTCTTGGTCAATTTCAGCTGTAATTTCTTGTGCTAGAGCAGCCATGATTTCTGCTTCAACGTCAATGCCGTGCATGGCTTGTGCGTCTTGTGCAGATTCAAATGTCCAGCGAGCTTGCAACTTACGGGTCTTGGCTTCAACAGCTTGCTTCAGGATCTGAATGCTGATCTGCTTACCGCCAGTACCTTCCATGGTAGCTGTGTTACCACCAGTGTAGGCAGTAGCTGTGGCTGTGTTCTGAGGAACAGTAGAATATGCCTGAGCAATTGTGAATGGGCTCAATGCTTCCTGGCCAGCTGTAACGCTGGTAGCAGCAGCAGATTGGTCATCCAAGCTCTGAGCATAACGCACACGCAGAGTGTGAATCTGTCCAACAGGACCAGTCATGGGCTGAACGCCAACCAACTCGTTAGCAATAACGGTGGGCATCACACGACGGATCACTGGAAGAATCACGCGGTTCAGTGTAGCGATATTGCCAGAGGCGGTAGAGCCAGAACTTGCGTTTTCCTTCAAGTACTTACGAGTGTTTTCTAGGATAACACTCATGCTATTGCGCTTGGTGCCGGAAAGGCCTTCCATTAGAGCTTCTTTGGTTTCGCTCCAGCGACTTTCAAGTAGTTCTTGTGACATTTAAGTCTCCTTTTTCTTTCTTTAAATCCCTGCCAGGCGTTTGAGTTCGATCACGTTGCTTTCGCTTGGTGCATCTTCTTCCTGGACGCGGGCGGCAGTTTTATCGCCAGTGACTTCAGTAACGCTCTCAGCAATCACTTTTGAGGCTTTTGCTGGTTTGTTTTCTGCTAATACAGCTGGTAGATATTTTTCAAAAGCTGACTTCAAACGTGATGTTTGAACGCTTTCAAGTAAATTACGCATGACTTCTTGCTTTTCCTTGTTTAGAGGACGCAGCAATTCGCCCAGAGTGTTTTCACGCTCATTGGACTCACGAATCATACGCAACTCACGTTCTTTACTTTCAACCAGTGTTTTGGCACGAGCAGAAAGTTGGATGGCTTCGTCAAGTTTGCGGTCTTTCTCAGCAATGATATTGTGCAACTTGCGAACTTCGGCCTTCTCATTCAAATGAGTGGCACCAAATTCGGCTGCATATGCTTCGAAAATACGACGACCAAAATTGTTCTCACGAGCAACTTTGATGTCTTCCTGTAACTGACTCAGTTCAGCCTTTAAATGCTTGCTAACAGCCTGGCTCATCTTGGTAGCACTTTCTTTTACAAAACGTGCTTTTAGATTTTCCAGTTTGGTACGAGCTTCGCTGACCAGCTTGACCTTGGTGTTAACCAGGTCTTGCTTGTCTTCAGCAAATTCACGAATCTCGCGTGCAAGAGCGTGCACAACAAATCCTTCGAGTTTTTCGAGGCCTTCGTTGTGTGCTTTGCGATCCTTACGCAGTTCGCCAAGTTCTTCTGCCAACTTGGTTACCAAAAAGTTGTTGAACTTTGTGGCAGACTCAGTCATCTTCTTTTGAAACTTGACACGATCCTCTGCCAGCTGTGCTTTTTCAGCAGCAATGCTTTGGATCTCTGTGTTTAGACCTTCTGTTACCATACGATCAAGGGCTTCCACCATCACTTGTTTGTCATGTTCATAGCGTTGTGCAAATTCCTCGCGGAGTTCTGCACGAGCTTGCTCACGAGCTTCATTCAACTTGGCTTCCCAAGCTTCGTTGATCTCTTGACGAGTTTCCTCTGTGATCAAGTTGCTATCTAGTAATGGTTTGATTGCATCTAGCATCAATGTCTCCTTAGATCTTGAGCTCTCTAATCAGCTTGACAACTTCGCTTTTTAGATAACGCTCTACCCTGTTGTCCTGACCAGCTTCCTTGGCAATTTCCAGCAATCTATGACCATACTTCATATTCATGAGACCTTCATAGATAGCTTTGGGATATGCATTGGGGGCACTGGGCTGGGCAACCACATCAACAGTGACTATTTCAAAGTCACTGACGTGTCCTGTTCTGTCGTCGACGTTTCCTGATCCACGACTTGAAACACCAAGTTTTACACCACTGTCCAGCATGGTTTTAACCAACTGGCCCATGGGAGTGGGCAACAACTTGAGTTTACCGTATCCGATTGAACCTTCACACCACATTTTGTCGATCATGTGACTGACTCGGTCCAAATTAATCTTGAGATCATCGGGGTGATCAACTTCACCCAACACACTATGACCTTGATTGATTTGTTCGTTGATAGATTCAACAGCTCTGCGTATTTCGTGTCCAGGATAGATACGCTCGTTGGCATTGCGTTTGTCACCTTCGATGAAGATGCCCTGCATGCCATACAGCTTTTTACCTGAACCATCCGCAGCATCCTCAAGCACCAGTTCGCACTGAGCTTGAGTGAAGCTGAGATGTTCTTTTAGATACTGAGCCATATCTTACGTTTAACCTTTGGGGAAAGGTGTGCGAGCATTTACACCAGCTGCCTGTGTGGTAACTGGCTTGGGTGCTGCGGTTTTAAATGCCTTGCTGCCTGCGTCTTGTGTGGGTGTTACACCAACATCTTTGGCTGCGGGCGCAGCACGGCCTTTTTCTTCGCCGCCTGTGGTGTGTACAGGCTTGGCAACAGCACCTTTGGCACCGCTGTTAGCAGCTACCACATTGTGCTTGTTTACTGAACCTTCTTCGCTGGTCACTGGCTTGGGAGCGGCTTTGAGTTCCAGGCCTTCGGCCAATTCAAACTCTTCTTCTTCGCCTTCTTCTTCGCCTTGATCGCTGAATTCTTCTGTGTCGTCAACTTCTAGAGCATCGCCGCCCATGTCAGCATCGCCCATGTCGCCGTCACCGTGGGCTTTGTCTTCGTCGCCCATGAGAGCTTCAAATTCAGCCATGAGTTCGTCCAGCTTGTCTTCCAGGTCAACTACACGATCTTCTAGATCTTCGCCGCCTTCTTCTTCCATCATGCCTTGTTCTTCGACTTCCACTTCGTCCATGAATTTTTCTGCTGCGTCGCCGCCCATTTCTTCCATGTTGTCCATGCCTTCGTCGAGTTCTTCTTCGTCGTGCTTGGCTTCGTCGAGTTCTTCTTCGCCTTCTTTGGCTTCGTCAAGTTCCTCTTCGTCGTGCTTGGCTTCGTCGAGTTCTTCTTCGGCTTCCTCTTGCATGAGGCTTTCGTAGATCTCGCGGCTCTTTTCTACAACGATATCGTGGAAAAGCTCTTGAGCTTTTTGTTCTTCGTCGTTAATCACATATTCGATTAACTGTTCAAATTTCGATGTCATATTTTTCCTCCGTAAAGTATGGCTCGTAATTTTATTTACATATAATTCAAAATATCGGGCTTTTACAAGTGAAAAACTGCCTAAAAAGGCAGTTTTTTGGTGTGTTAGATAGCTGGCGGCGCTGGTGGAGGCGAGTATTGTTTTTTGATTAGAGCCAACTTTTCTTTGTACTCAAATGTTCTAACATCATTCATCATTCTCAGTTTACGCAATTGACGCAGTGTCAAACGAGTTTTGCGCAAATCACCATAGGTGGGCTGCGAATTGTCTTGACTTACATCCTGCAAGGCTTGGGGTTGTTTTTTGTACAGCTCATTGAGAATCATATGGTATTTATACCGCAGGTGCTGGACCGCCAGGTGTTGCAGGTGCTGTTGCGGCAGGTGCTGCTGCACCAGGTGCACCACCAGTTAGCCCTGTATCAGCGCCAGTGGGTGTGAGATTGGTCAGCTCCTGACCTGCTTCTATATCAGTTTCCAGACCAGCTGGAGTAATGCCAATTGATCTTAGGTCCTGTCCTTGAGTGGTGTTCAAATCGGGTTCATCGCGTTCTTCACGCCACAGTTTTTCGTTTTCTACAATTTCTTCTTCGCTGAGTCCCAAATAGCGTTTCAACAAGAAACGCTTGCTGAGATAGGGAGTTGGTTCCAGAGTAGTAAAAGTATTGACTCTGGCAGTGTCCATTTCACTTTGGCGATAGCTGGCAAAATTTTGTGGTGGGCAAAAAGCCAGATTAAACAGGCCAGAATCAATGTTGAATCCGCGCCAACGCATGAACATTTTGAACTCGTCGTCCAGCTTTTGAATAATGAGTTTTTGCAGGCGTTCGCAGTACTGATTGAAACGATACTCCTGTATCAGTGCTGTGCCCACACGCCCGTCGTTGAGCGGTGTGCTGGAATCATCGGGTCCAGTGGGCAAATAGCTGCTGGGCACACGCAGACCACGAGCCATTTTGTTGTTGAAATACTTTAGGTCGTCGATTTCGCCTAGACTTTGTCCGCCGGGCAAGGTGTCAACTGAGCTGCCACGACCATCAGCAGTTTGTGGGAAAAAGTAGTCTTCGTTGATGCTGAGTGGGTTGTAAGTGGCATCCATCATGTTGGTGCCGCCGCCACTGAGTGTGGGAATTCTGCGCTGGTGCATTTCGTTTTTCACACGCTCCACAAAGGCCATGGCCATGTGGCTGGGCATGTTGCCCACATCAATCTTAAACACTCTGCGTTCAGGAGCACGACTCACACGATAGATCAACACAGCATCTTCCAGCAGTTCTTTCTGCTTGTAGACCTTGAAAATATTTTCCAACACACTCTTGCCAAAAGGCCAAAACACATCTAGGCCTTCGCTCAAACTGATGTGTACCACGTGCTTGGCATCCAAGGTGGATTCGTTAACTGCTCTGGCAAAACGGCTGTTGCCCACCAGTCCTTGACTGCCCGATGGTGCTGTGTAGTTGCCTTGGTTTGTAATCGATCCCACACTGGGGTTGACCACAAAGTCCTGGGCTGTTTTGGCAGCCACAGTCATGTTTTCAAAGTTGGGATTAAGATCCCGTATCACATACTGTTCGGGGCGCTTGCCCTCTGATTCGTTCACAATGATACGACTGACCTTGGTCATGTCCACCCACATCATTTCAAAGTTTTCGGGATCACGCACAAATACTTGATCACCGTATTTGATGGTGTTGCGGAACAGTTTGAATATTCTTTGATCCAGTCGATTCAGTTTGACCCATTGTTGCAGTTGCTTTTTGATGATTTCTACTTCGTGATCAGTGGGCTGATCTGTAAACTGTATATCAAAAGGTGTGTTGTTGTCTTGGTTGTTCTGTGTGCTGAATTCGGCTATGATGTCTAAACAGGCATTTATTTCCGAATCACAGTCCATGTTTTCGTACTGATTGTAGCGTTCAATTCGGTTGGGGTGTCCTGAGTAAACTTCAGGCAATCTACTGGCATAGTTGCGATAGGCAAAATCATTGGCTGTGTACAGGTTATTTGCGCCGCCAGGTCCTGCGGTTCCTGTTTTGCCATAGCCAGGCAAACCAAATTGATTGACCCCGTTGATGGGGCTCATGCTGCCGTCGCTGTTTGCAACTTTGAAATATTTACGCCATGACATAGACAGTATTTAGCGTCGGTTACTGCTGATACTTTAGTATTCGTTCGTTGACATTGAGCTGAGACTTGCTTACACTGACCAGCTCGTCCACTCTTTCAATCAATTTGATCACAGCACCTTCGCTGGCACCAGAATTCATATTAGTGGAACCTGTAGACGATGGTCTAATTGACAATTCTTCCGTGCCATGCATCATCAAATTGGGTCTATACCCACTCATGGGTCCAGAAAGCGTTCCTCTAAATCCAGCTGCACCGCTGATTTCGGCATGAATATGACCTCCAGTAGCACGTCTGCTGGGGTTGGCATATTCATCTCTGACATTTTTGACATTGGGAAAACCTTGTAACAAAGCTGCAATTTGTGCGGCTTTTGACGGATCATTTAAAACAAAATCCAAAGCAGTGCCTTTGGGATGTGCACTGCCCGGATCTCTTCTATAAGTGTCGTTAAATGCACTGAAATATTTCAAGTCGGCGCCCAGTTTTTCTTGAATTGTTCTTGCCAACTGAATCAAATTGGGATGCACATATCCGCCTGCATATGCTTCATTGCTTTTGATTCTCAGTCCACTGAAATCCAATACTGTAGGTGCGGCTGCGCTGGGTGCACCAGGAGCCGGTGCTGCACCACCAGGGGCTGGAGCCGACGGTGCCGGCGGGCGAGGAGGTGCCTGGGGCGCAGTTGGAGTAGGTGCACTGGGGGCACTGGGGGCACTAGGGGCTGCAGGTCCGGTAGCAGCTCTACCACCAGCAGCAGCTGGGCCTTGTCGAGATAATCTTTCGAACACACTGGTTAGACCCGATGCCGCTGCATTCAAATCATTGAATTTTTCCACAGTGACATCCAGTGTTTGTGCTATGTTCAGCTGTTTTCTGCGAGTAGCTACTTGTCGTTCTAGTTCGCCTTTGTCAAACTCAGCCATGAGTTGTTGATCTCTGACCATTTCTTCAAGAGTTTTTCCTCTTTGAGCAGCAAAGGCCTCCATGGCAGCCATGCGTTCAGTGGTCATCAATGTGCCTTCGGCGCCGCCAACTTTGACACCTGGGCCCTGGCCAGTTAATGCAATCAATGGTGCAAAAGTCTGTTGATAATTTTTCAAACCGCGATTCAATTCCTGCGCACCTTGCACAAATGACATTTGACCGCGTGCCACCTGTTGCATGATTTCATAGGCACGAGGATCAGATTGCATGACCCGTTGTGCTTCTTCACTGCCTGGTAAACCTCGGCCTGCCATCAGGTGCTGTAGACCACGTATCAATTCTGGATCGTTGAACATGCCAAAGAAACTTTCCAGAGCAGTAACATCGTAACCCATGCTTCTGGCTTCTGTGGCCATGAATGCAGCATAGCGTTCGTCTTCGACCAAGGCTTTGCGTCGTGCTTCTTCTTCCTCTCTGGTTCGGCCAGTGAGTCGGGCCATTTTGTCCATTTCCAACGCAAACTTGGCACCTTCTACAGCCAGTTCATTGGCAGTTTTGGTCTGTACTCGACCCAGTCGGGTCTGCAGATTGAGATAAGAAGCTGTGGATTCAGCCAAACTGGCCGAAGTAAATCCCAGTTTTTCCAGGGAATAGCCCAGATCACTTTTGTAAATAGCTCCCGAAATTGCTGCCAAATTCTGTGCACCATCCTGTGCGTTGGCACCAAACATGGTTAAATCTTTGGCGTTTTTTTTGATTACTGCTGTAAATTGATCCAGTTCAGCTACAGTGAATCCTGCACGTTGCAGACTTTCATTCAGTCGTTCTAGGCCGCCGGCACCCGCCGCACCCATGTCACTGAGATTTTGATAGGCTTTGTATAAATTATCGCTTTGTTCAGCAGTGAGCTTTTGTACAGAACTGAACATTTTCGCTATAAAAGCGCCAGCATTCAGTATAATTTTGGTAGTAACACTGAGTGCTCGCCCCATGGGCGTGAACAGGGTAAAAATACCAATGGCCACCTGCAAACTATCTGCTATCTTGTCTACACCATCGGCCATTACTTTCAGACCGCGTTGACCTTTGTAGAGATCTGCTGCTGTACTGAATGCTGCTTCGCCTAGGCCTTCTAACCCAGCTTGCACTGCCTTGCTGGTACTAACAAGCTTTCTGTTTTGACCAGTTGTTGTGTTGGTATTGTTTATGGCTGCTGATTCCATTTCAGCCAAAGCTTGGTTCATTTGATTAATTTGCTGTCTGAACTGCTCGATTTCTTGTGGATCCATGTTTTTTGCCGGTAAGTATGATTATATTTATGGAGACAAAATGACCAATCCGTTGAGTAATTACTTTAGACAGCCCGCAATCTACATCAGGCTTCCCAGCGGCGGGAAATTTTACCCAGAACACACAGTGGTGGTTCCACCCAACGGCGAATTGCCTGTGTTGCCCATGACTGCCATTGACGAAATTACCTATCGCACACCCGATGCCTTGTTCAACGGCACTGCTGTGGTCAATGTAATACAGAGCTGTGTGCCTGGCATCAAAGATGCTTGGGTAGTGCCGGCCTGTGATTTAGACACCATTTTGGTGGCCATACGAATTGCCACATATGGGCACGAAATGGAAGTCAACTGCACCTGCCCAAAATGCAAGCACGAAGATCAATACACCACTGATCTGCGCAGCAGTCTAGATCTGTTGAAGCCTGGCGAGTACGAAAAACCATTTGTGCACTCAGACATGGAAATCTATTTTAGACCCATGACCTACAAGGTTCTGAATCAAAACAGTCAACTTCAATATGAAGAACAACGTGCATTGCAAAGCATTGCACAAGCATCAGAAGCTGCAACAGAAGCGCAGAGTCAGACCATTAGCTTGGTGTTGGCCAAGATCACTGATATGACTGTGAAAGCCCTGGCACAAAGCATTGCGGCCATACGCACACCCACCAGTATTGTGACAGATCTACAGCAGATTGAAGAATTTTTGAAAAATACCGATCGACGACTGTTCAATCAAATTCGAGATCGTATCATTGCTCTAAAAAGTGCCGGCGAACTCAAGCCCCTCAAAGTCGAATGCACCAGTTGCAGTCATCAATACGAGCAGGGATTTACCATGGACATGAGCAGTTTTTTCGAATCCGCCTCTTGATACTTAATCCTGAAGAAATATCTGGTCTGGTTGATCAAATGGAAAAAGAAACCAATCAGATCCGTCAAGAGGCACTGAGAATTTCTTGGAGCATGAGAGGCGGCGTCAACTATGATCAAGCTCTGCAATTGAGTGTTACTGAACGCAATCTTGTTAACGAAATCATCAAAGAAAACTTTGAAACCACAAAGAAATCAGGATTGCCATTCTTTTGATTGATCAAAGATGTGCTACGCACATCTGTTGTTTTCGCTATCGCTCAACAACATTTTAAGTTTCAAAGAGCGAAGCGATTTAAGTATTCATCCAGATTCAATGGTCACACTTTGCCCGCACAGGGCAAAAGGTGCTTCATCCGAGTTGGCAAGTCACACAGCGTTGGGGTGTTTAGCAGAGGCGGTTGTCCGGTACCTCCATCCCCGTCTTATTACAACGGCGGTCAATGTAACATACGCTATCATATTACATCAACGTGCTGCTCCACAGCAGCGTCATTTTAGCTCTATATTCTGTTCAAACAACCAAGCCGCGGCATTTGCGACCTTCATCCTGATGGGTAGTGGTTGAGTGCTCACTGGCAGCGGTGAGGCTTCGGCTCCCTGCGACCCTGGGTCCAGGTTTCTTCTGTTCGGCACACGATGTTGACCTGTGCGAGTCTTAACTGCTGAGTTTGTTGATTATGTGGCTGCCGTGTACTCTGACTTGAATGTGTCCGTTGTACCAGTCTTGAGATTCTAGCACTCTGCGTGAAAATTGTTCTCTTGCTTCGATGTAACTACACTCTGCTTTGCTTTTGCAATAATAAAGTATTTCTCTTATAAAGTTTTCTTTGCCAAGAAGTTCCACATCTCGAGTGAGTTCAGGTGAGCTACCGTAGTAGTCTCTCCAATCTGAATCCACCTTGCTGCGAATTTTCCGTTTCTTTTTGTTACCGTTTTTGAGTTTGACTGTGCGTTGAGTGGTTCGAGAAAATTTTGCTAGTTTTTTGCCTATGTATTTGCGATCGTTGGTGATGTTAGTAATAAGATAGACAAAGCCCACACAATCTTCCGGGAGAGTTTCCACTGGTTGATTTTGATAAAGCCATGTCATGATCCATACTTAGTTGGGATGATGTTTTGCTGAGTAATTTATAAAATTTGTATATCAGTGCTGCTTGTGATTGGTTTATGATTGCTGTTTTTGAGAAAGATGACAGGGCTGGTAACTTTTGTTGATAATTTTGATTGTTTGGCCAGATTTTTTATAGCCATTAACTCTTGTCTGACTCGAGGTTGTGCATAGCCATATTTTACACACTGTTCGTGTATTTCCACTCGACGACGTATTCTTTCGGTCAGCGTAAGCTCTGGATTTTTTTCGCTGATCCAATTGTAAACACTGCTAAGACCAGCTGCAGGCCCTGAGTAAACTCGAATGCCCAGTTCTTGGATCATTGAATCACTGACAATGGGAGTATCGTCGAACAAGTGCATGGTAGTGCCCCATCTAATAAGTTGTATTGTACCTTGTTGTGCATACCGATGATACTTTTCCAAGGCAGACAAGTTTTCGTGATGGTCATCGATTGTTTCAGTGGGGTAACCACAGATCATGAGCCAAACGTTTCTAATACCCCAGCGGCTGGATTGCTCAATATGATAATCAATGTCGGCATTAGAAAACTTCTTTCGCATGTGCATTCTTACTTTTTCGCTGAAGCTTTCAATGCCAATGGTCAACTGATTGCATCCAGCATAGTGCATGGCTTCATAGTGATGGGCTGGCATTTGCGATTGCGGTCTACAAATGAATTGTCCAATGTAGTTGATGTTTTTTAAATCTGTGTTTTTGGCTTTTTCTTCTGCCAGTAAAACATTGAATTCATAAAAGTTTGTGATGCTGCCATTGATAAGACTGTCAGTGAAGTCAAAACTTTCAACACCTAGGTCATAATAGTGTTTTTTGATTTCTTCAACCAAACTTTGAGCTTTACGATATCTAAATTTGGGCCAGGTCACTGCAATGTCGCAAAATGTACAGTTTCGTACACACCCACGACTGCCTGTGATGTAGACTTTTTTAGAATTATATAGAGACAAATCAAATTTACTATAGTCTGGAATAGGATATGTGTTGATATCCCAATCAAACTTTTGTGGTGTGTGATTGACTCCAGGTATGTCTTGTTGACCTTTGAGTATTGAAGAAAATGTAGGTTCCCCGTCTCCTTGTACCACAAAGTCGGCCAATTTGTTGTCTAGCACCCAATGCGAAAATGGCAGTTTTGAATCAAGAAAGTTACTGGAGCAACCATTGCCGCCTAACACAATCAATGCATCTGTTGATTGTCTAAGTATGGGCAGTATTAATTGAGCTATCCGTAAACTCCATACTGAAAATACAGACACAGCAATTATATCAAAATTTTTCAAAAAATCTTTGGTCAAAGAAGTGGTCCATAGATCAATCAACTGTTGCTTCAACTCGGGATCTAGATTGTTATAGTCAGGAATAATGCCCACCAGCCAATCGCTGAGTAGCAGCAGTTGACTCTCTGAAAGAGTATGATGTAATTTGATATTGTAATCAAAAAATTCGTAATCGTAGTTGTGCTGTGTGCAGACAGCCGCAAGAATAGCCAACGCACCGGGTGGTGCAATTGTATCATATTGCGGCAAGTTTACCAACAGTGTTTTTTTCATTTTAAATAATCTTTTATTTGTTCAACAATGTCTGTGTTGCTGTTGTTGATACCCAAATAGTAATCTATGTCTTCCTGCTTGGTCAACCCAAGGTATTCCATCTTGGACTCAATGTCTCTTTGCTGATACTTTTGGTAAAAGTCCAAAGACCAGTGTAGTTTTACCATATGATCAAACTGTTTTACATCTGCAAGTCCGTAATTGATCAAATGATTGTCAATTCTGATCAGCGGCTTGATACCCCAAGGCTCAAAGAATATTTCAACGTTGCTTTGGTTTTCTATATTTACAACGAATTCCTGGTCTACTGTTTGATAGTCAACTACAACACTGTTGATTTCAAATCTAACCATTGTTAGGTCGCGGTGACTCACTGATAATTTCATGACGCACTCTTGCGGTAACAGTGTGGAACTATTGTAATAGCCCGGCTGAGTTCAAACAATGTCAACATCCGTATTATAATTAGTAAAACCGTTTTCTTTGACCACCTTGAGAATGTTTTCAACGCGACCTGCCAATTCGTCTTTGTGACTGACCAGCCAGATACTTTTGTTGCGTTCACGACTCATCTTCTTCAACAAGCTGAGTCCGTTTTCTACGCCTTGTGAGTCTAGACCGTTGTCCATAAGCTCGTCAATAAACAACAGGTTGATGGGATGATACAAACTTTCCCACACATCTCGAAACGCCCAACTCATTGAAAGAATCAAACGAGTGCGTTCGCCGCGACTCAAGTTATCAAAGTCCAGTTCTCGACCCAACTCTTCAATGCTGACTGTGAGGTCGTTTTGAAACTTCACAGTGTGCGGCAGTCCAATGCGATCCAGGTAATGTGTGAGTCGTTGGTTCAAATAGCTCAAGTTTTGATCAATAATTTTCTTGCGTACAAAACTGTCTTTGCTGGTCAGCAGCTTGATCAAAAATTCCTGATGTTCTTGCAAACGAGTTAGTTCGTTCAGTGTGTCATAACTGATGATTTGCAAGGCCTGTCCCTGCATGTCCCCAATTTGTTCACCGTAGGGATCAGCTTCTAGTTCTCGTGTAGTTAAGTTAGATTTGAGTGTGGTCAAGCTGTTTTTGTGATTCAGCGCATCCTCCAAGGTGTCATAAAACACAGTGGGAGCCGGGCCCAGTGTGCCCAGTTGTTGTAATTTGGTTTCGTGTTCTGTTCGCTGAGTGTCATTGGTTAACAGTTGTAGTGCAGTTTCTTTGACCAGCTCTTCTTTGGCCTTCTTGAGTTCATCCTGCTTGTTGTCGTGAATGTCTTGACCGCAAGCATGACACTTGTGAGCGTCTAAGGATGCTATCTCTTGCTTCAACTTGTCCAGTATCTTTGTTAGTTTGGCATCGTCGGCAGCAATTTGTCTGATATACTTGTTGGCTTCATCAATGGCTGTTTTTTTGGTGTGATATAGATCTAGATCACGGTGTGCTTGCACTTCTGCTTCAATGTCAATGTGTTCAAGATCAGCAATGGCAGTGCGAAAAGCACTCACATCCTCGGCTTGCTTAGTCAACCAAAGTCTTTGTCTCTTGCGTAAACTTTCAATTTGTTCTTCGATACGCTTGTTGGCTTCTTGAACGGCTCGGATACGCATTTCTTCTTGCTGAATAGAATCTTTGGTTGCCTTGTTGAGTTCTTTGATTCGTTCAGCTTTTTCAGAAAGCAAAGTAATACCCAATAACTGTTCAATCATGGTGCGTTGATCATTGGATTTCAGACTCAAAAACGCTTCGGTATAAGTGTTTAGCGCCAAGATGTGTTTGAACATTTCGTGGCTCATACCTACCACATGCTCAATGGCTTCTTGTGTTTCTCGGCTGTCGCCTTGAGCTTCGTCTGTGACCACCTGTTCTTCGCTGTTGACATAGAATCTCAACACGTTAGGTTTGCGACCTCGCTCAATTTTATACTCTTTGCCGTTGCTGACAAATTCCAAACTGACCAACATGTTTTTGCCGTTGGTTTTGTTGACCAAATTGTCTTTTCGAATATTGCTGAGTGCATTACCATACAACGCATAGCTCAATGCATTGATGATTGTGGTTTTGCCAGTGCCGTTGCGACTGCCATCTCCGCCTAGGTCGAGGTTTTCTCCCAGCACCAATGTGAGATCTCTTCGATCAAAATCGATGCCTTGCGTGGCATTGCCCACGCTCATAAAGTTTTTGACTGTGAGATTTTTAAAATGAATCATGTGTTTTTGAGATCTTTGGCCGCTTGATATTTTCGATACAGCATGTTTTCGACTGCTGCAATTTCGCGAGACGATCGCCAAGGCAAGTCCACAGCAGGCAAAATAAATTGTTGGATGAAATCCAATTGGATCAATGAAATTGGTTGTGTAATACCAAAATCTAAATTGGCAAATTTACTTAATGTTCTAAAACTGTCCATGCCTTTGAATAGCTGATGCCAGCACCAATTGTTTTCGTCCACTGCACCGTTGAGATACTCACTGTCTGCAGACAATAGAAATCTGTGATCGATGCCGTGTTTTTCTAGCAGCAGTTTAGCATGTTCAATAAAAATTTGCGATCGCAATTGATGTTGTTTGTTACTTATAATTTTTCCGTTGTATTCTGTTACCATTGGTGATTTGCTGCCACTGGATAGCCACCAACGATCAACACCCAGTTCTATAACATTGTCTTTGTAGACTGGATCTTGGCTGATTTGTTCTTGCCAATGATTGGATTTGTGAGCCAAAATTAAATCTAATCGTTTGGGCATGGCCCACTGCACAAAAACAAAGTCAATGTCTGCTAGATGTTTTTTCAAACACTGCAACAGATATTCGTTGCCTGCACCATAACGAGACAGGTTCACAACCTCTACTCCCTTGGTCATAAATTTGATAATTTCGGGCCATTTGTAAAATTCTGGGTACCATTCAGGACAGGCCTTGCTGTCACCAAATCCGTCGGCCAGTGTGAGGATTCTTAGAGATTTGATCTGAGCCATTGTCTAAATTGAGTTTGATCAGCAAAAAAATTACTAAAATCGTTGTGCGGAACTTCGATTGCGTGGCGACACCATATCTGATAGTATGCCACGGCCTGTGTCCAAAGATCAGTGGGAGTTTCACAGTTGTGCTGGCTGATAAATTTTTCGGCCTGTGTGATTGGCTCAAAATATTTTTGATTGGCTTGCCACCATTGATCATGCATGGCCTCAAAGTTGTCAAATTCTATGCCCATTGAAGTCAACCTTTTGCACAATGTGTTGTAATCAACAAGGTCATCGATCAGCAAGTTATGCGACACAGTTGAGGGTTTCCATGCTTGTCTCAATGCATGGTCTCGAAGAAACAAAAAGTATTTTTCTCGTTGTGACCATGGTTCGGATTCGATCCAACTGTTGGAATCTAGCTGTAGTTCTTGATCCATGGACACCTTCATGGCCTTGGCAAAAAGTGTTTTTGCAACCACAGGCCAAGTGCGCTCGCTGTAGCAAAGTTTGATTATATGCGCACCTGGAAAAAATTTTACAAATTCTGTGCTTTCGTTGTTGATGCCATTGTCTACGATCACACTGTAGTTGAGTGCAGGATCAAAATCATACTTGTACTCGGCTTGATTTTTAGAGTATGGAGGAGCAATATAGTTCAGACTATGACTGTCTCCGGTGTTGGAAAATGTCAAACTATTTTTGGGACGTTTGAAATTTTTGCCGTGTATCGATAGCACTGCATTGATGTAGTGACCAAAGCCACCACTGGGATACCAAACACAAAATATCATAGAGTTTGATAAATTTTCAGCAACAACCGGTTGTCGTAGAATTCAGATTCAATGTTGGTAATTTGATCGGTGACAATTTGATCCACCGATTCAAATTTGATTTCGCCGGGTGCAAGGTCTTCATCTACTCCGGCCAACTTGTTGGGAATCAAACTCATTTCTCTAAGTTCGTACTGTTGAATAAATGTGTCTTTGATGAATCCTGCTTCTTCGTATGAAATCTCAATGTCTAGATTGACACGTACATGCATTCGGGGTCGAAGCAGTGTCGCAGCGTTGTCAATAAGGTTGGCGAGCCCGTAAACTCTGTAAGTAGGCTGATCGGGCCATGCATGATATACCGGATCTTTACCCCACTCCAGTACAGTGAGACCGCGTTCGTCGTCGCCGGCATCTGCGTAGTTGTGCGGGAAGGCATTGCCAATGTATGTAATATTCTTTTTAGTCTGGCGCTTGTGAAAGTGTCCTGTGAATACATGTTCAAATCCTGACAAATCTTCTCGTTTGATTTCGCCATGGTCTGGCATTTCCACCATGGCATTCATTAGGTAACCCGGCAATTCAAAGTGACCAAACAGGTATCGACCCTGCATCTTGGCTAGTCGAATATGATCATCACCCACCAGCCAAGGAGCAATAACCACATCATCACTGACAAACCAATCGTTGCAAATTTCCACACGGGGGAGGTGTCTAGCCCACTCAACACTTTGTATATCTCGCTTGTCGCGATAGTACAGGTCGTGATTACCAGGAATAAAATAAACACGTTCAAAATTAGCATTCAAGTGCTCCAAGGCTCGCAAACTGTAGTTTAGCGTTACAATATTTAGGCTGGCACGGTTGTTGTGCCAGTCGCCTAGAAACAAACAGGTTTCGCAGCCTTCCTCTTGAGCTTTGGCAGTGGCCCATTTTACAAAAGCCAAACAGTCTTCGTTGTGAAGTTGGCTGTTTGACTTGAGTCCAAAGTGGATGTCAGTAAAGATTGCTGCTTTGCGGAATAGATTACTCATCCAACTAGTATACTATTCTTCGTAGCTGGAAACAACCGGTCCGGACGAGTATGTGCCTTTGCCGGCATTTTGACGGGTCCATGAAGGATTGAGTCCGTTCATTTCCAAGATGTCATCTCGGATGTTTTGCATTTTCTTTTCAATGTTGAGAATTCGAGTAAAGCTGTTGGTAATTGCAGCCGTGTAATAAGCAAATGGGTTCTGACTCTTAGATTCATCAAACTGTAGACCAATCTGTGATAACTGCAATAGAGCTTGACCACGCATTTCTTCGTTGTAGGTATATCCGCGCCAGTTTGAGCGTGTGGCATAACGCTCGCACAGTTTCATAAACATCATGGCCAGCTTGCGAGTCATTTCGCCGTGGTCCTTAGAAAACTCGCCCGAATTCAAATCGCCACGCCAGTGACTGCGACCCACAATGTAAGGTTGTTTGGCATCGTCCAGTCGATAGTGTTCAAACGGTGGAAAGTTTACACGCATTTTGGTGGTGTCTTGCACAACATCGTCTAGAATTTCCACAGCATCGTCTTCGTTTTCCAGCAAATCTTCAAACTCCAGAATGTCTTCGATTTTGCGTTTTTTGGTTTGAGTTTTGGGTACTTTTTTGGGTGCAGCTGGTATGTGATCCCAACAAGTGATTCTAAAAACCAAGTCAGTGTTGGGAATTTTCTTTTCGTTGACTTCTTGACCAGTTTCGCGTTTGAGTCGATCTGCACGATTGCGGCGTGCTTCAGCAATGGTGCGTTGATTGATCTTGCTGAGACTTGGCAAAATAATATCGTACTGATGATCAAGATCTCGGTCACGGAACCAGCAGTAGGTGTTTTTGCTGAGGTGAATTTCTTTTAAAATGTCTCGGTTGTTGAGGTAGTTTACCTTGGCAGGTGTTCTTGTTAGTGTGTCGGACACAGGAAAAATCTCCTAATAGAATACTTATTGTAACACAAAAGTGTAGGTTGTCAATACCTGATGTATAAACTTAGCCTATTTTGAAATGGGTAAATACAGCTATACAATCTAGGTCTCATATAGATTTTGATATAGAATGGAAACATACTCATGGCAGCAGGCGACGACATAGGCGGTGGCAGTGGCGATATAGCCGACGCTCCAGCGGATGTAGCTTCAGTAACCAGTACCAACGGTGATGTTACAGTTACTGAATCTTCCGCTATAGCTGGTATTGCCAGCGGCCTTGCTGATCCTGCGGTAGCAGAAGGGCTAGGTCCGCAGGCCGGATCTTTGGGAGGGCAAGCTGACTTCTTCAATGAGTTCTACGGCGAAGAAATCAACAGCGGACCACCCATTGGTGCTGGCGGCCAGGGCGGCTTTGACATTGACGCTAATGCCGCTGCAGGCCTAGCAGGCGAGCTGGCCCAACTAGATCTAGGAGATCTGGCAAACCTTGGCTACGGAGGTTATGGCGCTTTCACTGGTCCAGTGAATCCTGAAGAAGTGGTTGGACCGGCACCTCTGGCAGCCAGTCAACTGTCATTTTCTACTCAGATTAACCTTGGATTACAAAACTTTAGAGACGATCTTGCACTGTTTGGCCAAAACCTACAAACTGGACTGCCTGCGGTTCTTAATGCGCTTAATCCTGTCAACATTGTTTCTAGTTTACTGGGAGGTAACCAACCTGCTCAGGCACCTGCAAGCCCCACAGTCTCTCAAGCCAACCCTATATCCGCAGCCATTAATGCTTTGTTTGGTGGCGGCCAATCTAGTGCGCCTGCCAACCCGGCACTAGGAACTCCAGCACAGGTCAATGCTGCCAACTTGGGATTCCAGGTATCTACACCCACAACACCTGCACAAAATGCATTGGCTCAGGCCATAATTGGGCAGATACCCTTTGGTGGCGCAGTTCTTGCTGCGGGCCAGGCAATTACAGCAGCTCAACAAGCGGCAGCCATAAACGCATTTGGTGCATACGGAGAAAACGTTCCTCCTGTTGAATCATTTGGAGTGGCAGGCTTTGGAACCTATTCTGAAAACGTTGCTCCAACTGTGCCCAGCGGTTCTTTTGCCACTGGCAATGCACCACCGGGTGGCGATCCCGGTAATCCTTTTGATCCCAACGCCCCAATCAGTCAAGCTGAACTGGAACGACTGAGAATTCTTCAAGCCAACGCAGTGAGTGCAGCACAAGATCCCGGTGGTGGTGGCGGAGGTGGTGGCGGATTCTTTGGAGACCTGCTGGCAGGAGCAGGACTAGTGGCTGCTGGTGTGGCCGGATTCAATGCACTGAGTTCATTTTTTGGTCGACAAACTCCATCGCCCACTTCATATAGTCTAGAGGCATTTGGGGCCTACTCCGAAAATGTGCCGCCTACCGGTCCTGTTAGTGCAGCATCATCTGCTATTCCTGCATCAGAGGCATTTGGTTCTTATGCAGAAAACATTGCTCCAACTGTATCAGCTGTCGGCATTGGCCGTCAGATTCTGTCAGATGTTACAGCAGCAGCCAACAACATTAGAACTGCTCTACCTCAGATACTGCCATTTTTGAACACAGCACAGGCTGTTGCTGGGGCAGCCGGTATACAATTGCCCGGCGGTGCAGATGTTGCAGCACTTCTTGGTACCACAAATAATGTTGTTAATGCAGTATCCGGACTCACAGGCAATGCAGCTCGAAATCCTTTTGCAGTGGCAGAAGATCCGCTTAATGCTCAGTACAGTGTTTACAACACCATCACTGGCGATGTTATTGCCACAGGACTCAGTCAACAAGACGCAGCCCGCCAAGTAGCTGGACTAGGCATTGCGTCCAACGCAGTGAGTCTAGCCACTTCGGGTCAAACATCACTGGAAAGCATATTCACCGGTTTGCGAGCCATTACAGGTACTCCACAGGGCATCAATGCCATTGGCGCTATATCGGGTGTAGTGACCAAACAAAATGATTTTGGTGTACTGGAAGATCCGTTGAATGGTACATGGAGTATCTACAACAAAGTCAACAACACAGTGCTTGAAGCAGGCCTGTCACAACAAGAAGCCAATCAACGAGTACAGGCTCTGGGGATCTTCTCGTCGGCAGTGAGTTTGGCCACTTCAGGGCAAACCAATATTGGTGCAATCATAGCTGGTTTGCCTGTGGGCAGCAATGCAGTGAATGCCATCACTGGCCTGGCCGCACAACAAACACAGTTTGGTATTGCGCAAGATCCCAACACCGGTACCTACAGCGTGTACAATCGCAACACAGGAGCAACTGTTCTCACAGGACTCAGTGAACAAGCAGCACGCGAACAAGCACAAGGACTAGGCATTATAACAACCGCAGTAAGCCTGGCTGGACAGGGCGGTACCACTGTCAATAACACTATTTTGAATTCGTTGTTCCCTCCTACCACTGCTGCCGGCGGTGGAGCCGCAGGTGGAACTACGGCTATCAATCTAGGTACAGGAGCCAATGCAGGTGCAGTCAACGGGCAAACCAATGTGGCTGCCTTGGTAGCACAGGCACGACAGCAACAGACCGTGCGTGAATTACGGCAAAACAAAGCACAAAGCGGCGATTGGCGTGTGCGCTTGAGATTGGCTCCCAATAGCGACTACTTGTATAATGATCCCAGCAATGGCTTGCTGGCACCGTTGAGCAAGAGGAGCGGCACAGATGGTGTGATATTTCCTTACACACCCTCAATCGATACCTCGTACAAGGCCAACTATGATGCCTACGATTTGACACACTCAAACTATCGTGGTTATTTTTACAGAAACAGTTATGTTGATGCTGTAAACATTCGTGCGCAATTCACTGCGCAAGACACCAACGAAGCCGATTATCTTTTGGCAGTGATACACTTTTTCCGCAGTGTGACCAAGATGTTCTACGGACAAGATGCACAACGAGGTACACCACCTCCTTTGGTTTATCTCAGCGGACTTGGAAATCTACAATTTGCTGAACATCCTTGTTTGATCAGTCAGTTTAATTATGTGCTGCCACCCGATGTAGACTATATACGAGCCAACAGTGTGCTGAGTGCCAACACAAACTTGTTGGGAAGCCGTGTTAGATCTACCAGTGCATCCAATCCTTTGGCCTATTCGGTCAACCGATTGCTCAACAACCGATTGACCCAGGGTGCACAAGATAATCGTCCCAGTATCACCACCAATCTTGGCGCAGGCAATCCTACCTATGTGCCAACCAAAATGGAAATCTCTCTCACACTGCTGCCCATACAAACTCGAGTACAAGCCAGTCAGCAGTTCAGTGTCAAAGCATTTGCCAATGGCAACCTACTATCAAATGGATTCTGGTAATGGCCAACTACGATTCAACTAGTCCTTATTATACCACTGGTTACAGCCAGTTTTACTTGGATGTCATGGTCAATCGACCCATACCCAAATTACCCGACGATTTGCTGTGGGAAATTACCAGTACATATCAGTATAGACCAGATTTGCTGGCCTATGATCTTTATCAAACTTCCACACTGTGGTGGGTATTTTATCAACGCAACCCCAACACACTTCAAGCACCTCCCTTGGACTTCATAGCGGGTACCTCGATCTATCTGCCCAAAATTGATACCTTGCAACGAACTTTAGGATTCTAAAATGGCCAGTCTTGCTGACCTTGAAATCGAACGACAAAGAATATTGGCCGAACGGGAAAAATTTGTCAATGCAGACGAAGACCTGCTGATGCAAGGCGATCCTGCGGCCAGCGCCAGGTTACGCGAAATTAACGCCCGCCTGGCGGCAGTGGTCAATCAAATAGAAAACATATTGGCACTCAACAGCTCGGGTAGAATCGTCAGTGACGATCAAGCCGCAGAAGTTTCACGATCGAATCCTGTGAATCCTCAAGGTCAGCCCTTGATTTTGGAAAATGGACGAGTTCGACCAGCACCTCAAACCACAGCCGGTACTACCGCAGCTGAAACACCACCCCGTACCACTGTGGACTCGGGAACCAATGCGCCAGTCAGGCCCACTACTCAAACTCAGAGTGTGACACCTGGCTCAGGGCAAGTTAGTCCAGGCGCTGTTGTACCTGGTCCAGGCGCAACCGGTGCAGTAGGAGCAGGAGCAGGTCCAGTACCTGTACCAGGAGTTGTTCCTGGTTTGATTGGAGATCGACCCAGACCCGGTGGGGCAGTGCCCGGAGCCGCTGCACCCAAAGATGATGCTGGCACACCCACTGTGTCCACTACCAGCGATGTGGTGTCATCTCTCAATGCCATTGATTTCTCTGACAAAATATTGGCGCAGGAAAATATTCTCAACAAGTATGCCAGTTACAGTTATGTGGCCAGTCTTTACCTGTTGGACCCAAATGATTACGCAAGAATGGTCAACACCAAACAAAAAGTTTTGTCTAATTCTAATCTATTGATTCAATCAGGTGGTGCTGCGCTGTCTGCTGGTAGAAATCCATACTTTGATTTGGACTATTACATTGATGAAATTGAATTGAAAAGTTTTGTGGCAGGACAGGCTGTGCGTCTAGCTCACAATGTGAGTCAGATAAAGATGACTGTGATCGAACCCAATGGTATCAGCTTTTTAGAAAAATTAGATGCAGCAGTGCAGTCCTTTTTGCAACAACAATCAGGAGCTGCCTTTGCTACCAATCCAACTGATGCCCGCCTAGCAGCAGGCACTCAAACATCCCCAGGCTCAACTACTGCACCAATTAATAGAAACAAAAGATCTTGGACATCGCAGATCTATTTGTTGGCCATTCGTTTTTATGGTTACGATCAGCAAGGAAACATAGTACGTGGCGGAAACAACAGTTTGAATCAGACTTCAGATCCCAATGCCTTTGTTGAAAAGTTTTATCCCTTGGTCATAACCAACATCAATTTCAAAATTGCCAACAAAACTGCCGAGTATCAAATTGAAGCCAAAGCACCGCC